GGGTGGGCAGTCTATGAGTTATCTAAAACGGCCTAAAGCTCCACTTAGGGTCATATTCACCCGTTTCACGAAGATAACACTTCTTCACCACGGCATCAAGCTCAAGGTGAGCAGCAAGACAGTAGAACGAACTGTTGACAACATGAACTTCTTTAGCATGTTTGATAACCTCGATGTAGTCACTGAAAGGATGATTAACAAACGACTGCGCTACATCATACCACGCGTGTCCTTCGGGATATAGATTGTTATTTGGATCAAGCGTAAGAGTTTCATTGATATCCCATTTCAGAAATGAATTCACAACTCCTCCTCCATGATTACCCAAGAATGCAGTCTGAACAAATATATACGGTGTAGATCGAACCATCTCGTATAGTTCGGTTGCCTTCGCCGATATTGGAATATGGAAATATGAATAGCGGATCCCACGATCCATGTTCATATGATCATAAAAGCACGCTGGGAAGTCAGAGTTGTTCCAGACCCCTGCATGCTCGCCGGATAGATAGATGTTCGTGTAATCAGAGGCGGTATATTCGAAAGGACCATTGAGGTCAACGATTTGTAGTTTGATACTTGGATCATCACTATAAAAAGAGCGAACATTCTTCTCATTTCGAGCATAACAAAATACGGTAGTTTCATCATGCTGAAGTGCAATGTATCGCACAGCACCAATCATGCATACGTGATCACCAAGACCTAGATGGTGAATAACCAGAGCACGGCGTTTGGGATATCCCTTCTGCTCGCGAAGGTGGGAACTAGTTAGGTTATTAAGAATGTTCTTCATGCGAAATCGCATATCGTTCTTATTTAGAATGTCAAGACATGACTTAAAGTCCGGTGACTCACGAAACGTATCTTGAATGTTCCAGATCTCCTCATTAATCGTATAGAGAACCCTGTAATGAAACGGGAACCGAGTTGTGTATTCCTCAAGCTCATAATAGAGAGCTTCGTATTCTTTTACACAGTGAGAGAGTCTCTCAGGGTCTTTGATCTTCTTGCATTTGATGTCTAAGATTGTAAGTTTATCCACACCCTCTCCAACTGATACTGGAAGATGTATCATTTGAGTATAGATAGGTTTTCGCGTGTAAAGAACTTTTTTACACGATCACGTTTTACATCATTAGCCCATTCCTTATGACCAAGACTGCACTTGAATGTATCAATATCAGATCCTCCACATACAAATGTAGGCTCACTCCAATATACGTTCAAGTTCTTCTCGCGCGCCACAAAACACATCCAGTGATCGTGACCAAGAGATGTAATCTTATAGTTTTTTACAAACACACTCATTATCTTGTGAGCACAAGCATTGGTCAGGAGATAGGCTGGTCCACGAGTAGATCCAAGTGTCTCCATATAATAACCTCGATCACTAAGAACAGGTCCTGCTTCATTCGTTTTTAGGTAGACATTTACATCAGGGTTTGTTTTTTCAATGTGGAATCCACAGATGTCTCCAATGTAACAGATGTCAAACGTAGATGGAAGGTTCTTAACTGTCTCGTTCATGACTCTATTGAAATCTTTTGCGAGACAAACGTCATCATCAAATACGATTGCATATGGAATGTCATCTTGAATCATCTTTTTGTAGACCTCACAGTGCTTCATAAGATTGGATATGCATCGAATACTAATCCTCCCTGTATCAAAAAAAGTAAAGTCAGTGATGTGCTCGCGATCCCATGGAGTGACAAACTCAGCCTCCAGTCCGTGGTCTGCAAGTTGCCTAAGCATATGTTCTTTACGATCAACGAGCGGTGTATAGTGGATAATAAAAATAGGGATCTTCATCTCAACATCCATATCGGGATTACGTTCCTCGCTTGGCATGTACATCGAGCCATCCTCTCCAGGCCAAATCAGTGAATGTGCGGTAGGCATATAGGTATAATGTAATAGTATTAGATTATGAAAGTTATTCTTATTGGAGCCTGTGGTTATATAGGGTCTATGCTCTACGACGATCTTGTAGATTCATATGATCTAACATGCGTTGATACATTAGACTCAACCGCCCATCCTCCACACATTCAATCAACTGGCAGTGATGTGGATATATCAACATATGACATAATTCTTTACTTCGCTGCTGGGCTTTCTCGCAAAATAGACTGTGAGATTGAAGACCGCCAGCGTTTATACGAATCAAACGTAGTGGATCTCGTGAATCTTGTAAAAAAGATGAATGATCAACAGGTATGTATCTATGCGACAACCGGATCTCTGTATTATAATCAGCCGTTCGAAAAGGAGTCTGACCCAATCGATACAACATCTCTTCCTAACTATGAATGGTCAATGTGGAAAAGGGAGGAAGACACACGGTTACTAGGCAAGAAGACAATTGGGCTACGACTTGGATCTGTTATGGGAATTTCGAAGAACATACGTCCCGAACTGATGTACAATGGTATGTACTACTCTGCGTTCTCATATGGATATGTCAATGTAACCAACCCACATTCGCAAAGGTCAATCCTGTGGTATCCAGATCTCTTAAACATCATTACTCGGATCATGAACGATACAACGGTCGAAAAAGACATCTTTAATGTAGGATCTTTCAATGCTAAAATTGGAGACATTGCAGAGACGATTGCGACAAAGACAAATACAAGCTTACGGATGACTACAACATCTAAAGATATAGGATTTTACATGGATACTTCAAAGGTGAGCGATCGCTTTGACTATACATTCAAAGGAACGCAAGATACCTTGCACGAGTACTACGTCAATAATAAGACCGATCTTTTAGATAACGTAAACTCTCCGAAAGGACTGCATCGGAAGTGTCTGATTTGTCGCAATACAAAGATTGAGAGTGTTCTTAATCTTGGCACTCAACCTCTTGCAAATGAGTTTACTGACACTGCTGAGAAAGTTCCCACATATCCGTTAGAGGTGTATCGGTGCATACACTGTGCTCATACGCAGCTTAGCTATATAGTGGATCGAGAGAGTCTCTTCAGGAACTACATTTATGAGAGTGGAACCTCACAGACTCTTCGAGATTACTTTAAGACCATTGCAGAGACATACACTCGACAGATTGCGAAGCCAAATCCTACGATTCTCGAGTTGGCATGCAATGACGGATATCAGCTAGATGAGTTCAAGGCACTTGGATGGACAACCTATGGTGTAGATCCTGCTAGTAATCAGGTTCCAAAGGCAATCGCAAAGGGGCACATAATCGACTGTAAGTTCTGGGGGGTTGAACCATGCACCCTCGTTGATGGTGTTAAACTTGATCTGATCCTTGCAGAGAACGTTGTTGCACACGTTACAAATCCTGTTGGCTTTATTGCTACATGTGCAAATGTCATGACTGAGGATACACTTCTCGTAATTCAGACATCACAAGCGAATATGTATGCTAATAACGAGTTTGATACAATCTACCATGAGCATGTATCGTTCTTTACCGTTCGCTCTATGAGGCAAGCTGCCAAGAATGCAGGGTGCACTCTTGTCAATGTGTATAAGACGCCAATCCATGGAGTTTCCTATGTATTTGAGATCAAAAAGGGTGTTTTTTCTACACCCGACCCTGCCATCTTGCAAGAGGAGGTAAGTCTTGGACTCTATACCGATGAGTTCTATACCAAGTATACCTCATCTATTCATGGGCTAAAGGCGAAGTGCCTGGATGTTCTGAAGACATACTCTGAATCAGGATATCATATCCTTGGTTTCGGAGCAGCTGCAAAGGGTAACGTATTCTTGAACTATATTTTTGATTCCTCTCCAAATCCGCTTGCTCCCGAGTATATAATTGATGACTCTGTTCTGAAGCAGGGGAAGTTTACCGCCGGAACTCAAATTCAAGTGGTTGGATCTGCAAAACTCGAAGAATACGTAGGTAAAAAAGTGATTGTTATCATTTTGGCATGGAACTTCGCAACCGAGATCATCCGGCGGATTGCAAAGAGGTTCCCTCCTAGTTCTGACTATGAATGTGTTCAGTTCTTTCCTGAATTCAAGATTACACGCCAACCTTCTTTGGATTAGTTTACAGTTATATCCAATGATATATGTATGGGAGAAATCCACGTGTACGTAATAGTTTCTTACCGAGCAAGAGGTAAGCATGTTGACCGTAAGCCACAACTTGATTTCTTAATTCCGTATATGGCCGGTTATTTGAATGGACAAGGCACAAAGTATACTTTAATTGTTATTGAGCAGAACGACGACGAACCATTCAACTATGGAAAGCTAAAGAACTGTGGATTTCTTGAAGCAAAAAAGCTGTTTAAGGATGGTGAGATAAATGCCCTCGCATTTCAGAACGTTGATATAATTCCCAAAAAGATACGATATACTACATACCCGCCAGGGCTAACAAACGCCGGTGGATTTGAAAATGGTTGTGGATCTCTCTGCTTCTTTGACGCGCAAAGTTTTGAGACTGCTAATGGATTTCCAAATGATCTAATTGGTTATGGAGGTGACGATGTCTCGCTTGTTCAGAGATGTTTTAAGGAAAATATCAAACTATGGCATCACGATTTCAGAGGAATACCAGAGTTTATTCTTGAACTCGATACGACATATCGAGAGGATTTATCAAGGAACGAAAAAAACTCTGAAATGGTATGGTATGATCTATCAGACGACCGATGGAGATCAAATGGACTTTCCAACTGCAACTATACTGTAGACAAAATGACACACGATACGAATATCAACTACTATCACATTTGGGTCTCGTGGTAGTTACACAAAGTCAAATCCCGGTCAGTTTTGACCAACATTTGTTTTTGTTTCTTTTGGGTTTTCTTGTTTGGTTTTTTGTTTTGGTGTTTAGTTGCTGTATGCAAGACCACCCATGCCGCTCATGACGCGGAGCACGTTGTAGTTGACTGCATAGACGCGCACCTGGGCAGTGCGACCAGAGCGCACCGTGTTGACACTGACCGTGAGCTGGAGGGTCGCCTTGTCGATACGGGAGAAGTTGCAGGTACCGCTGGGCTGGTGCTCCTCGGGCTTGAGCGCGAAGGAATACACGTTGATACCCTGAGTCGGGGTGCGAGTGTGGTGCTGGTAGGGCTGCACGCGGGAGAAGTAGCGTCCCTCGCGCTCCGTGAAGCGGTCCTGACCGTTGAGCTGGAGCTTGGCAACCTCAACCGGGTTCTTGCCCTCGCAACGAACACCAGACTGAAGAATGACCTTCGCGAGCAGGTAGTTGGTCGTGTCCTCAAACACGATCGCCTGGTCGTTACCACCCGTTCCGAGGTTGGTGTCGAGCCATGAGGCGCCGTTGAGAGAGGGTCCAAGGTTTGCACCAATACCTGGAAGGTAAGGTCCAGAAGGACCGTCACCAGCTGTTGTGGGAGTAATACCAGTTCCAGTACCAGAGCCACCGAGCGAGCCACGGGCGAGGACGTCCATCACGATGCCCTCCGTGCTGAAGTCATCTGTGTAGTTGAACGGCTGGCATCCGTTGACCTCCTGGATGAAGACCTGGTTAGGCGTGCAGTCCACGAACGAGTCGCGCTGAACAACCCACACGAGCTCCTTAACCGGGTGGTTGAAGTTGAGCTGGATCTTGTTGCTCGAGCTTGTGATCGACTCGGCACCCGTGAACTGGAGCTGCTCAATCAGGTACTCGTGTGTCTGCTGGGCGAACCGGCGACGCTCCTCAGTGTCGAGGTAGATGTAGTCGATGTAGAGCGATGCAGCCGTGAGCGACTGGATGCTTGTGGGCACCGTTCCGGTTGATGAAACCAACTCGTAGTAGGTGCAGTTGATCCACTGCTCGAACTCAACGTTGATTCGCACCTCGTGGTACTGGAGCGCGATGAGCGGGATCGCAAGACCAGGGTTGCGGCAGAACCAGAACTGGAGCGGGATGTAGAGCGTTCGCGCGGGGGTGCCGGCACGGGGGGCGCAGCTGTTGGTGAGCTCAGAGCCCGCGCAGGACGCATCGAGTGCATAGCCACGACGATCCTTCATCAAGACGAGGTCGTGGGTGTTGCCGATCATGTCGTTGAGCGCCTCCGTGGTGCCAACATCCTGAGAGAGCTGGGTCCAGATCTGCATCCAGTCACCATATTGCCTGTCAATGCGCTGACCACCGATCTCGAGCTCAACCGTCTTGATGAGACGGTGACCGATGTAGTTGAGCCATCGGAAGCGGTTGATGGCGCTGTTCGATGTGAAGTCAACCGCCGGGAGAACCACCTGGACATATGTGCGGTACATCAGGTCGGCGTTACGGTTGATCACCGCCGTCACACGCTTGTTGAAGTCGGCCTGTCCGTTGAAGGTCACCTCGATGGACTCCATCGCGAAGTTTGTGTGACGCTTGTAGAGCACCTTCCAGAACGTGATCTGGGGATTGCCCGAAATGTAGATATCCTGCGCACCATAGCTGACGAGCTGAAGAAGACCACCACCCATATTGATTGTTTGAATAAGAGCGAGAAAAATTATTTACAGGCTAGGGCGACGCACCAATGTGGGACGTATTGACGTCCCTGGGTTGGGCGGTTGTTTACTTGCGGTGACGACGTGTCTTACGGCGGCGAGCCATGCCATACACCATTGAGCTCTTTGGAGTTGTTGAGAGACTGGACCTCCTAGAGTCTACTTCACTAACGGATTGTTGTTTGGGTTTCAAGATTCGGAGAGATGCCGGTTGAAGGCTCGCCCTTGCGGCGAGAAGCGGACGTACTGCTTCATTTTCATTTGCAGGCATGACTTGTTTGGGAACAACATAGTTCTCATCACCGCCCCTGCGAGATCGCCGAGTCCTGCGAAGTTTACGAGAGTATTTAGGCATTATTTACAGCAGAGATTTAAGCCTTGCTGAGCAGGTGAGCCTTCTTGGCACGGGCACGGAGCGTGGACTTCTTGCCCGACGACTTGAGTCCGTGGGACTTAAGGACGCGCTTGAGGGCCTTGGCGGAGGGGCCCTTGCGGGTGCGGCGACGACCGGCAGACATGGCGGGGGTAACAGAGTTTCCGGCGGGTGTAGTGTGCATTTTGTTTTAAGGTAGAGACAAACTTTCAGACTGAACGCGACAAGTAAAAAATGGAGCCCATTGGAATTGTAGCGATTGTTGGAATTACAGTAACCGCTGTGTGGTTGATTTACATTTTAAAGCGTCGGTCTACGTTTGCTAAGATGTCTACTCTTACTCCTAGGTTTGTTAAGTCTCCGTCGGGGGAAAGTCTAAACACCATGGTTCATACTGAAGATCCTACTCCAGTAGCATCCTCGGTGTAATATGCATCGCCTCAAGCTCCTGCATCCACAACTTCATCGCATAGGGCAATGTCTTCATCACGAAGTCGGTCTTGTTCCCACAGGCACCGCATGAGTAGATTCCCTCCACTGGATTGACCACGGCGAGAGTGCCACAGGTCTTGCAAATGCCCGTCTTGAACGGGTCGGACACATCCATCAGACGCTCCTTGGTAAACACCGAGATGCCGTGTGAAATCATACAGTCGCGCTCCATCTCTCCCACACGCAGACCACCATCACGGGACCTGCCCTCGCAAGGCTGACGAGTCAATGAGACAATTGGACCACGAGCACGAGAATGCTTCTTGTCAATCACCATGTGCTTGAGACGCTGGTAGAAGGTAGGACCCATGAAGATCTCAGCCTGCATCATCTCACCGGTCTGCCCATTATAGAGGATCTCATTGCCGTAGGGATGCATGCCCATATCCACCATGTGCTTCTTCAGGTCCTCCACCTTCAGGTGAGAATACGGCGTTCCATCACCCAGCGTTCCCTTACGAACACCGATCTTGCCGAAGATGTTCTCCATCAGCTGTGCAATCGTCATACGAGAAGGAACGGCGTGAGGATTCATGATGATGTCTGGACGGAGACCGGATGCTGTGAAGGGCATATCCTCCTCCTCCATCAGCATTCCAATGGTTCCCTTCTGACCGTGACGAGAAGAGACCTTATCACCAATCTGCGGAATACGCTCAGAGACAGTGCGCACCTTGATAAACGGATAACCATCCGAGTTCTTATCCTGCCAGACACCATCAATACGACAAGGCTCTGAGTTCTTGTGGGTTGTAGATGCATCGCGGAATGTATAGCCGGCAGCATCGTTTCGTAGATTCACGACCTTGCCAATGACCACATCATTCTCCTGCAAGACCGAGTTGATGATCGGAAGACCTGCATCTGACACTGCCTCGTAGGAGGTGTTCTTATACTTGCGCGTATTGTGCTTTTGAGGCTTCATGAACTTCTCCTCACGACCCGAGGTCACGTTGCGATGCTCCTCATCCTTATACATCCCGTAATACAGACCGCGGAAGAAGCCACGCTTGACTGCTGACTTGTTCAGGATCACCGAGTCCTCCTGATTGTATCCACCGTAGCACGCAATCGCAACAATTGCATTCATCCCAAACGGCATCTCGTGCATCTTGAGGATGTTCATGGCACGGGTCTCCACGATCGGACGGGCAATGGAGCATAGAACATAGGCGTTCTTGTCCAGACGCTTTGCAAAGTTGCCAGCATACACGCACATGGCCTGCTTACCCATAGCAGATTGATAGGTATTACGAGGAGACTGATTATGGTCCGACAGCGGAATCGTCGAAGCCATATGTCCCACGATCAGCGAAGGATGGATCTCGTAGTGAGTGTGCGTATCGGTCATCTCATCCTTGCTCATGGCAATCCTGAGCGTCTCCGTCTCAGACGAGTCAATGTAGTCCACGCACGACTTACACCACTCATTCCAGCTAGACCGATCAGCAGGCGGGGGAGCATCCTTGCGGAACACGGGGCGCACGCAGCGCCCACCATCTGTCTCAATCGACAGATTGTTCATCAAGGTATACCAAGCAACTGAGATGTGTGGGTGGATTCGACGCACCTGCTTGGCTTTCCTGAGAGCAATGACGAGCTCGTGAGGAGTGTTTGTGTAGCCGACAATCACACCATT